GCGGATCCGCGTCGCGCTCGAAAGAAGGCGAGCAGCTGTGAAAGCTCAAGCTCCGAGCGAATCCCGGGCCCCACATCGAAATGCATGCGCGCATCCTGCCACTGTGAATTGCGTGTCTCGAAACCTGACGTGGTGGTCGACACCGAGGTGGAGAATTCGGGCGCGACCGAGGTGCTGCGTCCGAGCGCGAAGGGAAATGAAACGTCGTCGAAGGGCGTCATGATCGTTTCTCTCTTGGGGGCCATAAGGGTAAAGCCGTCGCGGGTGATTTGCGGCAATGCCCAAACAAATCGTCTTGCAATCCCGCGTTTCCGCGCTTCGTCGATCCCTGCGCTGATCTTGGGCCAATGGCTCTCGCTGTCGGCCGCGCGTAAAACAAATCCTGCGAGGTAATCTTGCTGCTCTATGGGGTATCCAAGCCGCTTGTCAGCAAACGCATAGCCTGTTCTGCGTGGGGCGTTGTTGTTGGCTGTCAACCAATCATAGTCCTCAAGTTGCAGTCGATCGAAGGCGGGATACGCCCATTCCAGCGGCAGATTTGCGCGATACAATTCGGGCATTTGTGGATCGAGAATTGTCGGGGTGAACGCCAACAGCAGCAGCTCGGCATTCGGATCGACGGATGTCCTAATATGCTCGCCCAATTCGCGCGTGGATTGGGCGAGCACCGTACCTGCATGATCGAGCAGGTCTTTCTGCTTTTGGTCCAACTCTGCTCGCATATCGGGTATCGCTGGCGGAACGCCACCCAATCGAGCACGCGCGCTGGCGTCATAGAGGCAGATCTCGCCGCCCGAGGTGACCCACCACCAGGGTTCGCCGATCTGAAAGCGCAGCGGCAATTGCTGATCCTGCACAATCCGAGCAAATGCTGCGGCGCTCGCCTTCAGCCAAGCCATCGCTTCAGCATTAGCTGGAGACAGCAGGGTTGATGGCGGTTCCCATCCGGTCAAAGCTGGGCGCCCTTCCGCGGTGCGCTGCTTCCAATCTTCAGGACAATAGGCGTCGAACAACTCGTATGAGATCGATGCAATCACCGAGAAGTCATTGCTCCTCGCGTTTTCGAAGAAGGCTTGATGCCAGATTGCGCACGGGCCGCTCAATGCCCCGCTGGGATCGACTTCGAGCGAGCTTCCCGGCGTCCTGATCAGACGGGGAAAATGGCTCATCCCGACATAGTGGAGAATCTCGTCTCGGTATCCCAACCCAAGCGTGTTGCGAACCAGACGTGCGGGTGTCTGATTGTAAGAATCGTCGTAGGCGGTAGCGAGCCGCTCTCCATGGGCGGGCACAAGCACATCACCCAGCTCAATCATCGCACGAGCGCCGTCGGCCTTCAAAGCGGACAATTCAACCCAACCATTCAGCCGTTCGGGCAAAGGTTCGTCTTTGCCACCTGTATAATCGGGAGCAACAATTGAGATGAACATCCGTTTTATTGCAGAAGGATGGATCGGTTCACCAGGTAATGACCAGCCGCTCTCCAGCTCCGAGAAAGGCAAGGAGACCGAAGCGTTTTCAGGCGTGCCTGTGGCATAATTCCACAGCCGAACATACCAGGTTCGCGGTTCACCTTCGTCATCGCGTCCTTCGATCGTAAGCGTCGGCCCATTGACTTGGTCGAGCGTCGCAACGCCGCTCGAGCGCCAGTGAAACGAAAGCGTCGTGTGCGCGTAGTCGCGGTCCGTCTCGTAGGCGAGCAGAGGATGATCGAACCGATCCTCGCTTTCCCATATCAGACCGACCAGCTCGCCTCGATGATGCAGCTCGACATCAACTCGCAAACTGTCCGCTCCAGTGGTGATGATCGAGGCCATCGCCGGCCGAGGGAAATCCACCGTCCAGAATCGGGGGTCGAACCGTTGCAAATAGCTGGATTCCTGGCCCCGGCGATGCCGGGCCAACCAAAAACTCATCGAATCGGCTTTGCTCTAATTTTCGAACACTGCGCGCCTTACGGCGCTTGCCACTTGGCGCGAGGATCTTTGCATTGCAGCAGGAGCGCTTCTCGCGGCTTCCGGAGAGATGTTCACGGCGACACGAATCTCCTGCCTTTGTGCACTGGGGATAGCATTCGTCTGGATCATTCCCGAGCTCGTGGGGACAAACACTTCAGGTCCGCGTTCGCCGACGAGGTAGGCGGAGCCGGGCGCGACCGGTCCACCCGTGGCCCGCCCAGGGAGCCCGAGCAGCGACACGAACGTTTGGCCCAACAGCCCGCCAATCCCAGACGACCCAGATCCAAACAATGTTCCGATGCCAGTTCGCAACGCTTGCGCGGCAATGTCATCGAACGCCCTTGATGCAATGGTCTTGAGCTCTTCAAAGCCGAGCGACCCGCGGCGGATTGCGGCGATCAAGCCTCGTTCCAAAATCGCGCCAGCACGGTCAAATCCAGCATTCAAGCTGCCATCAACGAGCCGCTCGATACCGGCAAGATCGCGCGCGAGATTTTCGGTGCTTGCTCGAATGTCGACGACCAAATCATCCAGATTGTCATCCATTGCGTTCACGCTCCATCATTGTCTGCAACTGGTCGCGGCTCAATCGGCTCGCGGCTGGCTCCGCCCTCGGGGTGAGCGCGGCCATGATTTCACTCGGGGTGCAGGCCCAGAACACGTCGGCAGACCATCCCAGGTGCAATGCCGCCGCGCCGAATAGGTGCGCAGCGCTGTCGGCAAAATTGCTGGTCACGCGCGTCCTTTGACGACTTCGGCGAGCAATACCCGCACAGGTTTGATCGCCTCAAGCAAGCCGATGGCGACAATCGCTTCACCGACCTCGGCAGCATCGGGGCGATCGCCACGTGGCATGCAATGCCAGATTATCGTGTTGATTTCAGCCAGGGTCAGCTCGCCTGCGGAGGCGCGCTCGACCAAGGCGAACAGAGAGCCGATTTCTGCTTCTGCTGCGACCAGCGCCTCAAAGCTTGGTCGCAAGACAAAGCACCGGCCGCCGACAGCGAGCGACGTCTCGCCACGCATACGATTGGCTGCACGGGTCATGCCGCGGCCACCGCACCGGAGCTTTCTAGCTGTAAGGTGTATGTGCGCTCGCCGTTGAAGTCGCCCGAATAGTCGAGCCGCTGAACCAGGAAACGGCCGCGGAGTTTCTCTCCGTCTTCAAACGACAGTTCATAATCGTTGACTGTCCCCGCCAGCGCGTGATTGCGGACTTGGGCCTCGGCTGCGCTGCCAAGAAAGATACCCGCCGCGCTGACGGAAACCGAGCGGGTTCCGGCTCCTGAGAGCAACTCGCGCCAGCCCCCCGATTCCTTATGCGTGATCACGACAGCGTCTCCGTTTATCGACATTTGAGTCGTCCGAAGACCGGCGACTGTTTCATAGTTCGACGAGGCTTGGCCATCGCTGATCTTGAGCAGAAAGGCGGCGCCTGATTGTGCAGTCATGGGGTTACTCCGATGGGGGTTGAAATACGCGGAATCGGAATTCGAGCAGCGTGGCCCGGCGATTGCCCGATCGCTTTTGGTGTCGGCTCCTGAGAAAGCGGATCGACGCAATGTCGAACGATCCGGGTCTGTCGGGGAGCCTTGTGGTGCGCCGCTCTATTGCGTCTACGAGTCTGGCTTGGTTGGTGAATGAGTCGCTGCGGGTGTCGAGCTCTAAGGCCATGCGCACCTCGCGACCTCGCCGGTCCTTAGTGCTCCAATCGCGCGCGGCCGAGGCTGAGATCGTGAGCCAGGGCGGGCTGGTCTTTCGCGGGATTTCTTCCTCGATCGCATTGATCTCGGCCAGCTCGGGATCAGCGCGCAACCAATTGATCAGCGCCGAGCGCAAGGGCAATTCCATATGTCTATTCCTTGGTAAACCGGGGCCACAACTCGTTCGGGCTGCGCCAATCCACCTTTGCCTGACCCAAATGGTCGCGTATGCGCTTGGGGTCCTGCGCAACCCTGGCCATGGTCCGGCTAAGCCAGTCGCGGAACTCAGCGCGCTGACGCGAGCGCAAGTGCCCCCTGATCACAGCAGCCGCAACTGGCGCCACGGCTGCCACAATGCAGTGACACTCGCCGGCGCGGGGAGCTCACCGTCGCGCTCGCGATAATTGTGCGCGGCAAGCCGGATGATGCCATGTCGCAAGGCGTGCGGCAGACTTGCCCAATCGCGCGCGATGCCGACTGTCATTTCGATTTCGAGCTTACGGGCAACCAAAGGGTCTTGGACTTCCACGATCGCTCGCCCTCGACTATCAATCGCGATTGCGACCAAATCGGCAGACACCGCCGTCTTCGAGCCATCCTGCGCGATCGCGGAAACTCCGTTGACGGATCGGACT